TCGATGCCGGACTGAACGTGGTGGCCCGAGCACAGGACGGGAGCCGGGTTGCCGTCGATGAGAACGGCGTTGCCTGGCTCATCAGCATCAGAGTCGAGGGCCGGTTGCTGTGACCTTGCCAAGACGACATGTAGATCACACCACCTTGCCTCCGAAGCTCATTGAGCGGTTGGAGATAGGCGATTGTTGGACATGGACAGGGCCAGTCAATAGCACTGGCTATGGCCGAAGTTCAATCAATGGGCAACCAGGCGGCGTACATCGAGTGGTGTACGAGCACCTAGTGGGGTCAGTTGATCCCGGTCTCGACATCGATCATCTATGTCGAAACAGGGTTTGTGTCAATCCAGACCACATGGAACCCGTTTCACGTTCAGTGAATTTGAAAAGAGGTCGAGCGGGAGGGGATCGAAGTGCCAAAAGAGCGGTGTGACTTCTGTAGCTCGTCGGAAGTCGCTTGGGCTTACCCGGCCAAGAGCTTTGTCTATGACGAAGTCAGCGGGTCACTCGGGGCGTGGGCGGCGTGCTCCGAGTGCAGCGATCTAATCGAAACCGAGAATCATCATGCTCTGGCAAAGCGCTCACTCGACAATGCCGGGTCGTGGGTCGCCCAACTCAGTTACAGCGACTACGAGGATTTACTCAAGGGCGTCAAAGACGTGCACAACAAGTTCCGATCCGCCCGTACCGGGGAGCGACAAGCCGCATGATCGATATGACGGCCTTGCGTGAGTCGATCATCGAACGACTCGACATGCCTTGGAAGGGCCACTGCACCTACGACGGCCCAAGCAGTCAGCCTTGTTGCTCGTCATGGAACGAAGAGCGCAACGGCAGAATTTTTGAATCCGACATTGACGACATCATCAAATTGGTGGTGGCCGCATGACGAAGAGCGCGGGGAGCCACTCACCACGGCCCTCAACCGACAATCAGCAAACCCGTCCGGCTATCTCGGCTACATGCGGCAAGCGTGTTTTCAATACCAGGGATCGGGCTAAGAAATGGGCGAAAGGGAGGAAGCAACTGAACCTCCGGCCCTACCAATGCAAGACGTGCGGACTCTGGCATCTCACTTCATGGAGCGCCGCCGAGTTTGCCAGATTCAGAGAGCATGAAGCACGAGGAAGAAAATGAACCCAACTGAAAATGGTCGTTGCTTGGAGGGCAGCGGTGATAGGAGAAGCGATAGTCCCAAACATTCGGTTCTACGCCGATGCCCTCCGAACAACGACCCGAGGATTTTACTTTGAGCTACGTGTCACTGACCGATCCCGAGGTACGGGAGCTTGCTCTCGGCATCATGGCCGGGACGGTGTTCACCGACCGGCAACTTCTCGATCCCCAAGACATAACGATGGTGTTCCCCGTCTTGTCGATGATGACACCCGAGCAATATCAGGAGTCCGTGATCGATGTCGTTCTCCCCGGTGGGATTGAGGATGCTGCCCCGGTCGGACTGATCTACGAGCACTTGGATAAGGCAGGCCCGCGGTCGGTCAATGGCTACCCTATGTTCTTCTCGCTAAGGGTGATGTCGCCATCCGACCTAGAGCGAGTGCAAGGGGTGATGGACGAGCTTGGAGCCGTCCTTGGAGTGGGAGCGAACGAAGAGGAATGACCGAGACTCTTGACATCGTCATGTCGCTGGTGCTTATCGCACTCGTCGCGTCCATGTTCATCATGCAGCGCAAGACAGCCCGGCACGCGTACTACTCCGGCTATTGGGCTGGCCGCAACGACGAGGTCGTGCGGGAAATCTACGAGCAGAACGACGAGCATATCTACGCCGACCACGAGGGCTACCTCAGTGAGATGGCCCAAGTGGTGTCGCAGCAACTTGCCGAGCGGGGCGTTGATTACAAAGAGTGGCCGGAGTGGGACGGCATCAACCGGCTCGTTCTCGGTCTGCCCGAGGAAAGCCAGGCCGCTCTTCTCACCGGCGAGATAGCCACCCGACAGCCTTCCTTCGTACGGCGTTTTCAGTGGCCGTGGAATTGACCCGTTTCCGAATCAACGCGCCCTACTTGTACCAAGGTGGGGTCGTGGTGAATTGGGAATCAGAGAAGCTCCGTGGGCAACATGAGTCCGGCGAAGGCGCATTGCCAGAGGACATCGAGGGCTTGACCCGAGTTGAATATCTGAGCATGTGGACTGAGAGCGGGAAGCCGGTTCGCGGTCGTAGATCGAACGGCAAGTCGAACTTCCCCTCTCGCTTCTGACACCAACCCAACAAGAGGACAACATGACCAAGATAAGACTGGCCCTGGCCGCTGCATTGATCCTGATACCCCTGACCGCCCAAGCTCACGACCACGAAGAGATTCAAGAGTGGGAGTCGAGTTGGGAAGCCCGAGTCGAGAAGGTCTACCAAGACATTCAGGAAACCGACGTGCTCACATCGAGCGCCATCGAGCGGCTGGCGGTTCTGAATTTTGAAAGACAGGATTTTGAATCCCGCCATTCCTGCCACTTCACCGGCGATTGCAGCCCGACCACTACAGCGGCGATAGCGTCAGCGACCGGGGAAGTGTCCCAAGCAGCGGCGGGCGAGATTTGGATGGACTCGGTCGAAGAGTGGCGTCCGCTGGTGGCCGGACACTTCGCCCCTGGTGATGTCGAGACCGCCCTCTGCCTCATGGAGCGAGAGAGCGCGGGAAATCCCACTGCGAAAAACCCGAGCGGAGCCTCCGGTCTGATGCAAGTCATGCCAGGATGGGCCAATGACTTCGGAATGTCAGTGAACGACTTGATGATCCCCGAGAAGAACCTCTACGCCGCCGCCAGGATCAAGGACATACAGGGCTGGACAGCTTGGAGTCCATACAATCGGGGCGAATGTCGGGGATTGTAAATGAGCAGGCCAACACTCGCCAAGAGGGTCAGCGTCGTCACCTGGGTTTACTGGACGGCTTTGGTGGCTTGGATACGCCGCAAATGGTAAATCGCAAGAGGACACTCACCGAGGAACTTGAGGAATTGGAGCGCACCAACCCGGCAGTAGCCGAAGCAGCGCAGCGCTACGACGAGACTGTGAGCCGCCTGCTCGGGCGCACTCGGATAGATCGGTTCAAGGAACATCGGCTCGGCAATTGCCAGCCAGCGACTTGTCCGTATCTGCACACCAAGGAAGAGAGGGAGACTGATGGCTGACGAGGTAATGGTTCGGTACGGCAGCGCCGGGGTGAAGATCGCAGACACCTTCATGGAGCTTGTGCCCACAGCCAAGGTACGAGTCAAGGCCACTCGGGGCGGTGGCGGCGGGCCAACCATTCATCTCATTGCCACCGAAGCTGAGATGGATTCCATTTACCAAGCCTTGCAAGAGCGTCTTAGTGAGTGAGTTCGCGCAGGGCATGTTGGTCGGTATCACCATCACCCTCTTGGTGATGTTCGTGCTCTTGGCCGTGCTCGTGGGCCGACGAATCAACAAGCAGCAAAGAGAGCAACAAGATCAGCGGGTAAACGACCGGCGCTGACTTCGGGCTGGTAGGGTGAGGCGACTCGGAAACAGCCTCAGACATTGATTCTTACTGCCCCGCAATCTGACCTCAGCACTGCCTTGGAAAAGGTCGAGTTCGCTTTGTCGAGCGGCATCGCTGTGCACCGGCAAGTCCTTCTCGACTGCACCGGGGAGTGGGTCGTGTTCTCGGCTCACAACACCACGACTGCGATCAAGACCGCCATCCCCATCCCACTCGCCGAGGAAGGCGACCGCCTGCTTTTGCCACCGGAAGCAATCCGTGCGGTGAAGGCAATGCCGCCGGGAGATGTCACGCTTTCAAAAAAGGACGGCAGGCTGATTCTCAAAAGTTCGCTCGGCCCCAAGTACCAACTCGGCTACGGCAACCCGGCGGATTACATGGACGTGGTCTTCTCAAAGAAAACCACTTTCAAAATCGGGATCGAGCAACTGCTCCGAGCGATCCGCTACCTCGGTGCCTACCGCACTGACACCGTGCTTATCACCGGGCAGCACTTCATCACCACCGACAAGTTCCGCATGACCGTGGTGACTCATCTCGGAACCCCGCCGTGGGAGGCCGGGGAGCAAGTCGTGGTGCCGAGCGGGTTCTTTCCCCTCGCCGAGAAGGTTTTGGATTCGGGTGGCGGCGATGTCGATGTCATCGTGCAGAACAATCGGGTCACGTTTCGACAGGGGATGAATGCGATCAGCACTCTTCGGAGCGATGCCAAGTTCCCGAGCTTCCAAACCGCACTCGACAGCTTCGACCTACTCGGACATTTTGAAACGACTCGTGAAGACTTGCTCGCCGCCTGTGATCGAGCCAGCGTGATCGCACGCGGTCATCTCCCCATGAAGCTCGATTTGAAATCCAAGAAGGGCGGGGAAGTCTCGGCTTTCAGAACTGATGTCGGCACCAGCGAAGAGACCCTGGTTGGCGACTGGCATGTTGCCGACTACTCCATCGCATTCAATGCCGGAATGCTGCGGGCGATGGTCTCGGTTCTGGCTCCCGGCGATGTACGGCTGAGTTTCGACACCAACCCCAAGAACATGTTTCATCTCGACGGGCCGGACGATGAGCAAGTGGGGTTTGTGATGATGCCGATGATGTCGATGATGGGAACGTGATGCTGACCGGCAGGGCGTATTTACGAATTGAAAAATCTGCTCACGGCAAGGTGATGGTGAACACGGTGCGAACCCGCAAACCGGAATCACCGGGAGTATGGATCGCGGTCAATTTGAAAGTGCCCGAGTCCGTCTTCGCTCCCTACGAGACCGAGCTTGAGTTATCTGAAAAGGACTTGGACGGAGTCATCATCCTGCTCCCCGACGAATTGGAGTTGATGGGATCGTGATGATCTTCACCCACTCCGACATCGACAATTTCCTTGAGTGCCGCCGACTCTGGAACTGGAACTACGTGCGGGACTTCCACCCACACCCGAAAGTGCACGGTTACCGAGAACTCGGGAGCCGGGTGCACAAGGTTTTTGAAAATTACTACTCCGGCGGCGGGGCTGACCCGGTGGTTTTCTACAACGCTCTCTCGGCGAAGGCGGTGGCCTGGCAGGAAGAGCACTCGGTTCCCGAGTGGGAAATGGACGAGCTTTACAAGGACATCGCTCTCGGTCGTCGCCTGGTCTCGGCCTACTTCGACTGGCTGGAAGAGACCGGGGCTGACCACGGCCTGGAAGTGGTGAGCACCGAGGAAATGATCGAGGCCGAGATTCTCGGGGGAGATGTCCTGCTCCGTGGGAAGATCGACACCAAGTTTCGACGGGAAGACTCCGGCCTCTTAGTTCTGAACGATTTCAAATCTCTCGGGAGATGGGACTCCGGCCAGCGTGCTCGGTTGGAGCACAGCTACCAGCACCACGTCTACACCGCCATCGAGAATCTCAGCCACCCCGACGATCCGATGGCCGAGGCCTGGTACACCGTGCTCGTCAAGGGCCGGTCTCCCAAGATCGAGCGATTCAAGGTTCCCGGCACTGCTCGCTCCGGCCCCAACCGGCTCCGAGACATCGAGCGCATCTGCATCGACATGATCCGAGCCATCGATGAGAAGTCCGATTACCCGAGTCCCAACCAGCACTGCGCCTGGTGCGATTATCGACAGCCTTGCCTCATCGCTGACGACTCACCGGCAGCGGCTGAGGAATATCTGAATGTCAAATTCCTGGTTGGTGGAAGGCATGAAAGGTATTATACTGAAACGAAATCTGACGAGTCAGATGTGGTGCCGGGAACCTCAAGGACTTCCGGCCCTGATTGGAGCACAACGGCATGAGTGAAGACAGGAGCGTTTCGTTCCTCATCTACGGCGCATCGAAGAGCGGGAAATCAACTCTCTCGGTCACGTCGCCCGCGCCCCGGCTCTACATGGACGTGGAAGCTGCCTCACGCTTTCTCCCCATCAAACGAATCGATTGGAACCCGGCCAAGAGTGCCCCGCCCGAAGCCGATGGGTCGTGGGATACGTGCGTGGTGCCAACCCGGTCATGGGACACAGTTCAGAAGGCCTACCAATGGCTGGCCTCGGGCAAGCACCCGTTCAATTCCTTCATCATCGACTCCATCTCCGAATTGCAGCAACGCTATATCGAGGGCATCTCGGGCCGTAGCCAGTTGCAATTGCAGCAATGGGGCGATGCCTTCCGAGAGGTCGCCGGTCTGATCCGTGACATCAGGGACTTGACCGTGCACCCCACCAAGCCGCTTGAGTGCGTCGTGCTCACCAGCATGGCGAAGAACCGGGATGGCATGTGGGGGCCATTCGTCCAGGGACAGCTACAAGACGTGATGCCCTACTTCCTCGACCTCACCGGGTATCTCTACGTCGAGATGGAGCAGGAGGGCGACGAGTTGGTTGAGAAGCGACGGCTGCTCACGAGGCGCACGTCGCAGTTTGAGGCAGGCCAGAGACTAGGAGGCAAAATCCCGCCAGTAGTAGACGACCCCAATTTGGAAGCCCTCATCGAGAAGGTCTTCCCGTTGCCGGTGCCGGAAGAGCCGAGCGACAAAGCAATTCTGGAAGCAGCGGGCGTAACGAAAGAGGACACATGAGTTTGGATTGGAATGACCTCATTGGCGGCGGGCCGGACGGAGCGGCAACGACTGACCTTGTTCCTATCGGGAAGTACGACACCCGAGTAATCGAGGCCGAAGTCGCACCAGCGGGCACCGGCAAGACGATGATTCAGATGGTTTTGGAAATCGACGGCGGGGCGTACAACGGGGAGTGGCTGTGGAACAACCTCGTGTTCCCCGACAACACCAGCAAGCCGGGCCATCGCCGCATGTTCATGCGAGCCATGCGTGCTCTCGGATTCACGCCGGAGTTTTTGACAACCAACCAGCCGAGTGCCGAGCAGATCGCATCACTGATGCTCGGGCGCTCCGTGGTTGCGACTGTCGCCCACCGGGAATGGGAGAAGGAAATGCGAACCGATGTCAAGTCGTTGCACCCGCCAGGGACATCGAGTGACGAGGCACCGCCCACTCCCGAGCTAGGGGCCGACACCGATGATGAGCTTCCCCCACCGCCGCCAATCCCGGCTGCGGCAGAGGACGAAGATGTTCCGCCGCCGATACCGGTAGTTGAGAACAGTGACACCACAACCGATAACAACGAAGAGGACGAAACTCAACCCAAGGCTCCGTTCTAAACGGGGCCAGGAAGGAAGGCATGACAACTGCCACCAAGACAAAGGGCGAGCTTGCCCGAGAGGGTCGAGCCAGCAATGCGCTCGCCAAGATCAAGGCCGAGGCCGACAACATCGCGAAGTTGGAGAAGCAGATCGATGCTTCCAAGACCAAGATCGGGAAGCTCGGCATGACTGCGCGCAAGAATGGCGTGGCCTTGAAGGACATCTCGGCTGTGACCGGGTACTCCATCGGGTGGGTGCAGCAAGCACTCGTCGCCGCTGGCTACGTCCCGAGGGCGTACAACACCAATGGTGACGCTGCCGCCAAGTAAGGCCGTCGCCGCAGCGGAGATGGTTTACCGGCTCTCAGTCGCCGATCTGGAAGGCCATCTCCCTCGGAGCTACCTACTAGCCAGAACTCTCGTCCACTTGGGCTACGACGCCTTCGTGGTCGAGAGTTCTTCGTTTCCGGTCTACCTTGAGGACGAAGAGGGCCAGGGTTGGGAATTCGATCTGAGCGACCACGAGCAACTGACCTTCTGCTCAGTTTTGAAAACTCCCCCCGCCGCCGTCATTGAGTTCTACGATCTGCCGTGGGACGATCTGGACGC